TAATATGAAAAAAATAATAATCCAACTATCCACGAATTGCCATGACTTGTTTGAAACGCACCAGAAGGCATAACGCCAATAATAATCTTCCAAATACGTGCAAAGATATGAACAATCTTCACACTCAGTTGACCAGTTGTCTTCTGTAATAAAAAAATAAACAACTTAAAATCAGGACTATCATCTTCATCGTAATACACTAACGCTTGTGACTCATATAATTCTAATAATACTCGATGTATCGATGTATCAAGTGATGTAAAATCACCATCACCAAAACGCATAGTAGGATCATCATACTTCATTTGATCTGCAAAATACTGTGCTCCACCATGTAACCATCGCATACCAACTTTGATCATTCGACCACGCTCAAACAACTGTCGATCTTTCAATACTAAAAAAGCAAAAATATACTGAACAAAATGCGGTATAAAAAATTCACGACACTTGTCATAAAATGCAGCACGTTTTTCAGGTTTAATTGTAGTTGAATTAAAAACCTCAACTTTACAACATATAGTACACGCTTTCTCAACAAATTTTATATCATGAGTTTCACGAAATTCATTAATATAATCTATAACACGCTGCTTACATGATGCCTCTTGATCACCTTTCGTTCCATTGGGTGTTATAACGACATTAAAAACCCCTATCTTTTTAGGATAGGGCTTACCAGCACGAATACCAGCTGAAGACCCTTTAGGAACAGACATATTCATTACATCACGATTATTATATTGCCATTTCAACGTTCCAAAATGTTTTGTCATTTTCATATAACGATACATTCGATTTAAACCACGAAACAAACATCGCGATAACAATGGTGTAGGACTCTCTAAAGATATCGTCGGTTTGTTAAACTTACTGATAAGTTTCACAATCTTATTCGGATACAAATTTTCACAAGATTGAACAGTATACTTACCAATAACATCTCCCGCATAAATTTTATTATAAACGGATATTGACCTACAACACAAAACTACTAAACTATCAACAGTCGTTGTCACCCAAGGTAAACCATCAACTTCACCATCAGCTGTTCGTTTAGAAATATTCTTAACAAACCATTCAACATTAAAATCAGCTACCAATATTTTATTTATGTAACTGTAATCCCAAGCACGAAAGAAATCCTTGATACCATCTACAGAACGAGGTAATTCACCCTCGCCAAAATATCGAGAAAACATAAACAATGGCGGAACAGTTATCCAATTTTG